TATTTTACAAACCTAAAAATATTTATACGGGTCAAATTTTTAAAGATAACCGTTTAATTTATAACAACGTGAGCCTTACTACTTACGTTAACAAAGATCCGATTAATATTAAAAATCAAATACTACAAAACATAAATATACAGAAACAAAGATTACTAATTGAAATAAGGGAGTTAAAAAATGGATAAATTAAAAGACAATATTGGTGTGATAATGGTCATACTTGGACTAATTGGTTCTACGGGAACTTTTTATTCAAAGTTTGCTAAAATGGAAGCTACTATTGAACAGCTTTCAAATACTAAAGAAATTAACCTAAAACCTATTGAGCGCAAAACAAATAAAAACAAAACTGATATTGCTATTGCCAATAAAGAGATTGAGTTGTTAAAATTACAAATTAAAGAATTTCGAGCAGCTAATTCTAATCCATTAAGATAAGCTGGTCGGGGTGCTCAGATTTGAACTGAGGATCTCCTGCTCCCAAAGCAGGCGCGGTACCAGGCTTCGCTACACCCCGAAGTGGATAGCTTTTATTGGGTTAAAAAGAATAGTCAATCAAAGAGTTATCAAAGAGTAAATGATGTCTCACAATGAAACCACCCGCTAAAAACAACCCTTATTTATTAGCCTATTTGGTTAATTATATTTGTCTAAAACAGGTTGTAAGTGTTATATATCAAGGGTAATTTACAAAATAGGCACTAAGTTCGAATGCTTTTGCTTAGTTATATTTTTCAACATTTTTAAACGATCAAAGAGTAAATCAAAGAGTGAACGTATGAAAAAACTTGTTTTAAATTCTAAAGAAATAAAATTAATAAAAGAACTTTTAGACTTAGCAATTGATACTCGCACACCCGTAGAATCCGATGACACACCTTTTGCTTCAATGACAAATTTATTAAAAAAGTTGGAGGAGTTCCAAGGGGATAATTAAACCCCCTGGTTTTATTTTTTAAGCGTATTTTTTTTCTTCTATTTCAACTTCAGAAATAGATGGTTCTTTATAAGTAACTTTATGAGCTAATTCTTGCTCTAACTTAGGCATTAAAGGCTCATAGTAGGCCTGTAATTTGCGTTCTTCCTCTATATTATGCTCAATTTGCTTAAATTGGCTTTCTACCTTCCTGCGCTTATCAGAGGGTATTTGTTCAAGTAATTCGGCAGGATTTGAGCCAAATAAGACGTTAATATCCCAGTTGTTTTGCTTTGCTAGTGAAAATAACTTATCCGATGAAACGCCATTGAGGCACTTTTCGTACTTTTGGATTTGTTGAAACGAGACACTAATCCCTTTTCCAATTTCCCTTTGAGTTTTTTCACTTAACAGTCTTAGCATAAACAAAACTTTTGCTATGCGTTCTTTTTCTTGTAGTGCTTGCATAATTATCCTTCTATTTTCATTAGATTGTTAATTGCAGCTCTTCTTTTTGGTTCATTAGCATTCAGGTCTCTTTGATAAAATTTACCAAAAGTTTTTAAATTCGACCAGCCGTACCTATCTTTGAACTGCTTATCGGTAAAAATCTTATGGTCTTTAAACAACGATGCGCTGAATTTTCTAAAAGGGGATATTCCATTTTTCCATTCAATCCCTAAAATTTTTCTAGCTCTTTCTTTAATTTTTTTAACAGCTCTGGAGTGCGTAAAATCAAACAGCATAGTAAACGTAGCAGTGGTTCCTTTAAGATCTCCAAAAGCATAAGTTCCTTTAACTTTTTTGGGAAAAATTTGAGACTTCATGTGCAGCTGTAATAACTCTGCCAACTCATCTGTAATTTCGATAACTCTGTTACTTGAAAGTGTTTTAACAACCCCTGGTCTAAATTCATTTGCGTTAGAACACATACTATGTTGAACGTGAATTTTAAAATCTTCAAATCTTACACAGTCATACGTCAAACCTAGCAGCTCATTTAATCGCATCCCCGTTTCAGCTGCCAATTTCCAAAAAGCTTTACATTTAAGATCTGTTTCATTTTTAATTAAATTCAAAACATCTTTATTAGTAGGCATCCAAGCTATTTTTTCCACGTAATCTTTAAAAAAATTTTTACTAAATTTATGTTCTGTAATGCTGTAGTCAATTTTCCAATTGTGGCTTTTACAAAATTGTACAAATTTCTTAAATTCATCCACCACGTTTTTTACAGACTTTCTACCCAAAGTTTTTTCAGATCTAATTTTATATGATTGACCGTTTTTGGTTCTATGCATAACCCATTTGCTACTCAAAATAGCAGGAATTAATTTTTCTTTAAAATCAGAATATAAATATTCATGCAAATATGTTTTATTAATATATGGCTGCGCGTGATTTTTAATGTAACCTATTTGAGCTTCAGAACATTCTGGATTAGTTGTAGTGTCTTGTTCCAGTGAAATAAAATAATCATTAAAAGCTTTTTCAAAAGTAATATTTTGGTCAATGATATTTATAAAATCTTCGCCTTGCAGTTTTTTTCTGTATGCTTCTGCTAATCTTTTTTCGTTAATTTGATAAACAGCTTTATTCTTTTTTTTAGTTTTACCATTTTCAAGATACACAACTTGAACTACCCATTTGTAACCACTAGCTTTTTTTTCTTTAACAACTTGAAATTTCATTTATTCCCATCCTTGTTTATCTAAAATCTGTTTATCGGTTAAAGCAAATTCCTCCGTGCATTTGATACAAATAAAAAATGGATTTGTTTCATTATAAATTATTTGGTTCAAATTTAGTTTTGGTGTTTCAAAATTAAAATTACCCTTATCATCTTGAATAAATGCAGTTTCATATCTTTCAGCAATTCCGTCTGGATAATGTTTAATTTTTTTTGAATTACAATTTGGACACTTAATCATTATAGATACTCTAGTTACCAAATTGGCATATGTCAATACCAACATGGATTAAAATAATTTGTATAAAAAGGCTAAATTTAGGCAAAAAGGGGGTCTCTGCAATTAAGCAGATTCAACCAGGAATAAGCAAATTTAGTATTCTAGCTTGCTTATTTGGTCTTGCAGAGTGATTATGTCAATCAATTTTGAATGACAAGCTTTCGAGATCTCTGCAATCTCAGGCGGGTACATACCACCGTTTAGTTTTTTAAGTCTCGTTATTTTCGTGCTTAGAGACTTTCTTTGTTTCTCCGCTGCTTTTACTTGCGACTGGAGATCCTGCCAATGATTCATCATCATAGCTTTCCTGTTTTACCCTGGCAAAATTTAAGCGTACTCTATCAGAGTACACTTTATAGACAGCAGCTGGGCCAGGGGATATTTGTTTAGCAGCTGCATCCACTGTTTTGAAACTTTGCGTTACTTCAAAATCGCAAATTCCAAACCAAGTTTTAAAAATTTTCTTACTCATATATGCTTCATAAAATCATAACTTTCTTTTAAGTCATCGTATTTTTTTTGTAATGTTTTGTGATTTTCTAAAAGAGTATTATAAGAATGAATAGCTTCTATGAGATAACGAACTAAATCTATACCTTCCTCCAACGCTTCTTGCAACCAATATTTAGCATTTGTAGGATCGGCTTTTTGCTTATCTCGCATGGTAACTTTAAACCGTTCCAAACCTTCTTTGTCTCTGCTTAAAATTCTTGAAATAAGTTCGTTAGTATTGGGATCTGGACTAAATTGTGTCATTTTATTAAAACTAAACTTCTTGCTTTGCCAGGTATTCTTTTTACATACCCTCGTTCTTCTAAATTTTTTATGTAAGCGTTAACAGAACTTTTAGATTGTAAACCTACCGCCTCCTTAATCTCGTTGTAAGAAGGCGATATAATTTGTTTTGCAATATAGTTTTTTATGAAATTGTAACATTCCAATTGTTTTAAAGTTAAACCATATTGCTGCATAAGTATTAAAAGGGTATTTCTTCATCAACAGGCATAGATGGGATGTTGATAGCACCACCTGTGTTGCTGGTTTTTTTAATAGTTATTTTAAGTGATTTATCTTCCTGGATATAAGCAGAAGCTTCACACCATACACCATCAATAGTAAAATTCTTTCGATAATGCTTGCCAGTTTTGACGTTCACTTTTTCAGAATCCGATAAAACTAAATCAGGTCTATTTTTAGTTGCTTCGTCTCCTGGTATTTTGTCTGCGTTTCTTTTCAAACCAAATGTACACATCCAGTTTGGGTCTTTTGGTTTGTTACTTTTAAAATCAGCCATATAATTATCCTCCTATGAATTGCTGGTTTCTATCTAAAAAGGCTTTTTTAATTTGTTCAAACCTTTTTAAATTCTGTTTTTGTAATTGAATTAAATAGTTTTTATTTTTACTTTTTAATTCATCCAAATTTGCTTGATGGCTACACACTTTGATTTTTTGTAATATAATATCTCCATGCTCTAAACTGATACCTTCGTTTTCATTTACCGTAGTTTTTTTTGTTGAAAGTTCTTGGTCTGAATAGACGGTTCCATGTATTCCTAATGCTTTTAAAATAACTCTATCGACAGCTCTTTTTTCTGCCACTGCTACAGGGTAGGGGAAATCATTATTGTCTGGGGAAACTTCTCCAAAAGAAAAATAACTTTTAGCATTATAATTTGCAATCGCTTTTACTACAGCACAATTTTTTTCTAAGTTGCAATGGATTAAATCTATATTGGTTTCAACATTGTAAAGGGTTGCTAATTTTTCTAATTCTAAATGTTTAATAGCATACTTGCCTTTACCAATTTCCCACATACCACCATTAGCTTTTAATTTTTCTAAATAATTTTCAATAGCATTAAGATTAATTACGTTAGTCATTTATGATAGGGTGCCAGGGGTTAATGCAAGGAAAGAGTTACTGCATAATCCAAAACCTTGCTCATACATTACTGCATAAGTTCCCTGGCTAAATTTAGCAAAGAACATAACGATTATAATTATTAAAATAATCTTCAACAAGGTAGAGGTACTTACCTTTGTTTTTTTCTTCGCTAAATATTTTTTTTTCAACAGCAATGGCTGCATATCTAAAACGCTGCGATCTTCTTTTAAAAATCTCATGTTAATCCCCATAGTTTCATTGCAATTTCTTTATGCTCTCCCATGCCTTGCCAAAAAAAATGCTTAAAGTTAGGAACTACGTCTTGATACCAAGTATCTTTTCCTTGATGGTTATTGAGTAAACGCTCTCTTCTTTGCGCTACTAAAGTTAATCTATGTAAATGTTTTTTTAAATTTTCTGGTTTTAATTCTTCGCAATTTTCTGGTGTAAAAACTTTGTAATCTTCTTCGTGCATTACAAATAAATGAGGTTTCTTTTTTTCATTGTTTGCAAAATAATAAAAAGCTAATTGACTTAAATGATCTTCAAAACCCAAATAGTCTTCTTGTAATTTTGGGAGTGCATAATTACACGTTCCATCTTTTCTAGGTCTTCCACGTCTTCGCCATTTGGTTTTCATTTCTATTATGTTATTGGAATCCTCTATATCAATACGGCCAATTGTAGGAATAGTGCAGCCATCCAAATACATAGACACGCATCGTTCACACTCAACAGGGTTTGATAATTCTATTGATCTAATTCCTTTTTTTAAAGTCTCAAAAGCAATTGCTAAACCTTTTTTTATAACGGCATAATCTTCTGCGTCTTTTTCATTGACTGGTTCATATAGATTAAATTTATCTAAAACCTTTTCAAAAATTTTTCTTTCAGGGGGTAATTCTTTTTTAACTAATCCTTTGCCTACTTCGTTCATCCATAAAAAATTAGCAAATTTTGCAATAGCCATATCTCCTAAACAAACACCCGCAAACATTTTAGAATTGCCTGGCAGTTTTCTACGTTGTTCTTGCGTAAGGTATAAATATTTATAACCCCACATATCATCGCTAGAAGTTAGTTGGCTTGGCGACCAGTGATTTAATTTATAAGCTTCTACCCAGCTCGGTAGTTCTTTAATGCTTTCTAAAAAAGCGTCAGAATTATTATCTACTTTTCTTTCTGTTTCCATAAAACAAATAAAATACTTTATAGGAACAATTTAAACACAAACTACACATTATTGGCAAGTCAAATACCAAAGAGGTATCAATCTTAGACTTCATTGGCTACTTAGGGTTGTTTATTTATGAAAATATTCGGAAGGTAATTCAAAAGGAACTGAAGTTGTGTTTATTAAATATTTTTCTTTATACATTGCTTTTCTAGGAGCTGCTATTTCAAAATGATCGATAGGAATATTAATTGTATTATCAGAAATAGGTTTTAATAGTCTAGGGTGGATTAAATCCAAATTATCAGGATTTTTCGCGTTAGGTTGTATAATTGCAATACAAGGATCAAAGTAGTCTTTTTTATTTTTTTTCTTGGAAGTTACAAAACAACACTGGCCAATTGCATCTTCTGAAAAACCTAAAAAATTATGGTTACTTGCTCTTTCAAATAAATAAATATAGTTATGAAATTGTTTACTAGGAGCGTGCATAAGCACTGCAATTGTTTCTTCTGTATAAAACTCTCCAGGCACTTTTATTTCTTTGGAAAAAGATTTATCTTTTTTTAATAAACAGTGAAGCATATTAGAATTGTCTGTGTAATATTTTAAAAGAACAGATTGTTTTTTTTTCGGAGGAAATAATATATGTGCTGGGTCGCATTTTAAAATATTTGCAATTTCGATAGCATTGGCAGCTGATATATCCCTAGTACCGTTAACCCATCTAGTAATTGTAACTGGATTTTTTTTTAATTTTTTTGCTAATTCTTTTTGGCTTAATCCAAGTTCAGTTATTTTTTGTTTTAAATATGCCATTTGCAAAGTCGTATCAGTCGAATCGACAATTGTTAAATTTGGAACTTTGTTTACCATTTTGGCAAGGTATGTCTATATACAATCTAAGTCAATAGCTTAACTGGCTGGTTTTTTTACTTAACCAAATTTGTTAAGATATTAACAAAACAGTCTGTAATACAACTTGCCGATAAGGAAATATGCCATTATTCGGGCATTATGACACTAGAAAAATACAGAAAAGAAAAGAA